AAATGACTTTTACACTTGACACTAACGAAGCAGCATTCATTGTTCGTGTATTGGGCCAGTTACCTACTGAATCGGGTGCATTCCCATTGCATCAGAAGCTGGTAGCACAGTTCCAAGAACAACAGAAAGCTGAAGAGAACACCACAACGGAGTGAGGATTTTCGCTTCGCTACGAGAGACTGTGGCGTAATCGGTAGCCGCAGCAGACTTAAAATCTGCCGCCTAGTGCGTGAGGGTTCGAGTCCCTCCAGTCTCACCAAGAACTCGAAAGAGTATTTAACTTTAAAATGAAGGAAAATGAAATGGACATGAAACCTGTAAAGATCGGTGGCGAACTCTTTTGGTCTAATTGGATGAAGGAATTTAACACGAAGTTCAACGAGGACAACAAGAAGTACGAATGCACAATCGGTAATCTTTCAGACCAAGCTGCCGAAGCTCTCAAAGAGTTGGGCATCCAAATCAAAGAAAAAGATACTATGGGCAAGTACATTGTAGGCAAGAGCCTGTATGTGTTTGAACCAGTGGACAAAGACGGTAAGCCTATTGACATCTCTAAGATCGGTAACGGTACTAAGGTGACTGCTCTGGTGACCAGCTATCGTCACAAGATGTCTTCTAAGTACGGCGCTGCTCCTTCGATCAAGAAGTTGATTGTGACTGACTTGAAAGAGTACAGCCCTGCTGGTGAAGACTCTCCATTTGAAGACGCCTTGGATGACGTGCTCTGAGGCCAGCGCACCAAAAGAACTACTCATTGACGCTGACTACCTAATTTATGGTGTTGGTTTTGCTAGTGAGGAGGATTCTGAGAAGTATGCAAAAAGCAGGTTAGTAGAGACACTAGAAGATCTCGTCTACATACACCTGAAGGCAGACTCTTATGAAGCCTTCTTAACTGGTAAAAACAATTACCGTTATGATGTTGCAAAGACAGTACCTTATAAAGGTAATCGTAAAGACGCTAAAAAGCCCAAACACTATGATGCTTTGCGTAAATGTATGGTTACCCGCTTAGGTGCTGTCGTTGTTGATGGTCAAGAAGCTGACGATGAGGTGGCTATAAGGATGACAAAGGAGCCGGATAAGTATCTTCTTGTAGGTGTCGATAAAGATCTAAGACAGATACCGGGATGGCACCACAATCCTCAGAAGGCTAAGACGGAGTACATCAATGATTTTGAGGCGTATAAAAATTTCTGCTTACAACTCCTTACGGGTGATCGAGTTGACAACATACCGGGACTTGAAGGGATTGGCCCTGTCAAGGCGGCTAAGGCACTATCAAAGGCGACAACCAGTGAAGCTCTACTCAAAGCTGCGTTTGATAAGTATCAGGAACTCGGTTATACGAAGGATTATTTTGTCGAGCAAGGGCAGTTACTCTGGCTTAGGCGTTTTGAAGGAGAGCTATGGCAACCAGACGAAAGCTTACTGTTAAGCAAGTAGGAAAGAAGTATGGCTTCCGCAGTGGCTTGGAAGAGCGCATTGCGGAGCAGTTGGACAAGGCAGGTGTTGATTACACATATGAGCAAGTGAAGCTGAACTACATAAAGCCAGCATCTAAGCACGTATACACACCTGACTTTGTGCTCGCTAACGGGATCATCGTGGAGACTAAAGGTAGGTTCTTACTTGCTGATCGTCAGAAGCATATCCTCGTTAAGCGGCACAACCCAACATTGGATATAAGATTTGTCTTCAGTAACTCGAAGGCACGGATCAGTAAAGCAAGCCGAACAACGTATGCAGATTGGTGCAACAAGAATGGCTTTAAGTTTGCTGATAAAGAAATACCACAGGAGTGGATGAATGAATAGTATTTTTAAATTGTTAGACCAACCTTCTGTTAAAGAGGCTTGGAGTGATGTGATGGAGGCTCTGGTAGTTGAGCGCCTGAAGGAAGATTATCTGATGTGTCTTGACTTCAAAGATGTAGAGACAGCCACCGCTATCTTGACAGTCCTTCGTTACTTCATGGTGTATAGCGACTTTGCAGAGTTCTTGAACGAGGTGAAAGATGCAGGTTACACTGTTACACGAGAATACTGATGGAGGAGCTTGTTTCAGTTTCGACCTGACCAAGGATGAGCATGAAGCTCTTCTGAGTTATGGCATACTTACGGCACTGAAGGCAGCTATTCGTGAAGGAGAGAAGTTGACTTGCGAGGGAGAAAATATTAATGAAGGTTAATCTGGTATGGGCAACGCCTAACATTGAAGAGGCAGTTGCTTATTGTGCTCGTGTGAGTAACCCTGAGAATCAGAACAATCATGCTACTTCGGGCAAGCTGCTGAAGTACCTGATGAAGCACAAGCACTGGTCACCTTTTGAGATGGCTAACGTATGTATGGAGATTGAGACTACACGAGATATTGCTCGGCAGATTCTTCGCCACCGTAGCTTTAGCTTTCAAGAGTTCTCTCAGCGTTATGCACAAGCTTTTGAGTGGAAAGTAGCTGAAGCTCGTTTACAGGACAACAAGAATCGTCAGAACAGTTTAGAGACTGATGACTTGTACCTGAATAACTGGTGGAACGCTGCTCAGGTTCGTGTACAATGTGAGGCTGAGTTAATGTACCGAACAGCACTTGAGAAGGGTATTGCTAAGGAGCAAGCTCGTAAGTTGTTGCCTGAAGGGTTGACTATGAGTAGGATGTACATGAACGGTACACTGCGTAGTTGGTTGCACTACATTGAAGTTAGGACTGATCCTAGCACTCAGAAGGAGCATAGAGATGTTGCAGAAGCTTGTAAGAAGGAACTTACTGAACTGTGTCCAAACGTAATGGAGATGATGAATGCTGATTGAAGATTATCAACGGAAGGCATGGGAAACTGCCTTGGAAACTGCAAAGAACCCTGCTTACATGGTAGCGAATCTGACCTCGGAAGCTGGTGAAGTTGCAGGTAAGTATGCAAAATGGATTCGTGATGGTGCTCTGGATGAAGAAGGTCTTCAGAAGGAGATGGGAGATGTGTTCTGGCAGCTTGCTGGTTTGTCTACAGTGATGGGCTGGAGCTTGGCAGACATTGCATCTAAAAACCTTCAGAAGCTTGCTTCGAGGGCTGAACGTTTAACTATTGGAGGATCTGGCGATGAGCGATGAAATTGAACAGACATATTCTTTTAGCTATACCGACTTTGAAGGTAAAGTCCACGAGAAAACAATTAAAACTCCCGGTGTGACATGGATGGAATGCATGAACGACTATGTGCGCTTCCTTGAGTCAGTCTTTCAATACAACATCATGGATAAGGTACGGATTAAAGAACCACAGTGGCTTTCAATGATGTATGAGACGTATACTGACTACGTTGACCCTTGGACTGGTGAATATTTTGTAGACGAGGAAGACGATGAGAATACTAGTAATCCCGGACTGTCAGATTAAAGACGGTGTACCGACTGAACACCTTGCGTGGGCAGGAGAAGCTATCTGTGAGTATCGTCCTGATGTTGTCGTTAATCTGGGTGATTTCGCTGATATGCCTAGCCTGTCTAGTCACGACATCAAAGGCTCTAAGTACTTTGAAGGATTGCGTTACAAGACTGACATTCAGGTAACTAAGGATGCCATGAAGATGCTGTTGAAGCCTCTTCGTGATCTCCAGAGTCGCCAGAAGAAGAACAAGGAAAAGGTTTATAAGCCTCGTATGGTATTGACTCTGGGTAACCATGAGAATCGTATCGACAGGGCTGTGAACAATAATCCTACCTTGGAAGGTTTGATCTCTACAAAGGATTTGGAGTATGAAAAAGATTGGGAAGTTTATCCTTTTCTTCGCCCCGTCTTTATCGGTGGTGTTGGCTTTAATCACTTTTGGCCTGTGGGCGCAATGGGGAGACCTGCTGGTACTGCTAGTGCTATTATCAATAAGCTTCATATGTCTTGCGTTGCTGGACACCAACAAGGAAAGCAAGTCGCTTATGGGAAACGTGCTGACGGTAAACCTATTTGCGCTATCATTGCTGGCAGCTATTATCTGCATGACGAATCTTATATGGATCAGTTGTCTAATCGTCACTGGCGAGGCTTGCTGGTAATGAACGAAGTCAACGATGGTCACTTTGATGAATTGTTTCTGAGCATTGAATATCTACAGAGGAAATATGGTACAAGAACATAAATGTAACAGTTGCTTCTACATGGAAAGCCCTAAAGAAGCTTGGCCTTGCAATACCTGTGAAGGGTATAGTAAGTATGTTAACCGTAACATCTACATCAATCAGCCGGACACCATTGCCATTCGCAAATGGGACGCTGAGGATGCGTTTAACGAACAAAAGACATGGAAGAAACCTGCTGTGGAAGACAATATTAACTCACCTCAACACTACACCAAAGGTAAGTACGAGGTCATTGACGTGATCGAGGATTGGAATCTTAACTTCCGTCTTGCTAACGCTGTTAAGTACATTGCACGTCATGAGCACAAAGGAAAGCCTGAAGAGGACTTGAAGAAGGCTCTGTGGTACTTACAGAGGGAAATTGATTCGTATGGAAAACTTGACGCTTGAGGAATTGAAAGAGCGTCTATCGAACTTCGATGAGGTAACATTGCTGGAGATACTTGATATTCACAGTGATGAACTCATCGAAGCTTTCGAGGATAGAATTGAAGATAACATAGATAAACTAAAGAGGATGCTGAATGACTTTTAAAATGACACCGTACAATGAATACATCGCCAAGAGCCGGTACGCTCGGTACTTGGACGATCAAGGTCGCCGTGAGCACTGGCACGAGACTGTTAAGCGATACTTTGACTTTATGCAGAAGCACCTGAAGGACAAACATAGCTATGTCTTTGAGGACTCCTTGCGTAAGAAGCTTGAGACAGCGGTAGTCAATCTGGATGTAGTACCGTCTATGCGATCTATTATGACAGCAGGCGATGCTCTTGATCGACAGAACATTGCAGGCTACAACTGCTCATACTTGCCTATTGATGACCCTAAAGCATTCGATGAGGCTATGTATATCCTCTTGTGTGGTACAGGTGTGGGCTTTAGTGTGGAGCAGAAGTATGTTAATCGGTTGCCAGAGATTCCAGAGAAGCTGTATGATAGCAACACTGTGGTGGTCGTTAAAGATTCCAAAGAGGGATGGGCAAAGGCACTGCGTCAGGTTATCTCCTTGCTATACGCTGGAGAAGCGCCTAAGTGGGATGTTTCTTCGGTACGCCCTGCTGGTACACGACTCAAAACCTTCGGTGGACGTGCCTCCGGGCCAGAGCCTTTGGTGGAACTCTTCAAATACACTGTGGCTAAGTTCAAAGGCGCAGCGGGACGTAAACTCACTTCACTGGAAGCGCATGACATCTTGTGCAAAATCGGTGAAGTTGTTGTGGTGGGTGGAGTGCGTAGAAGTGCAATGATTAGTCTGTCTGACCTTGGTGATGATCGCATGGCTCACGCTAAGGCAGGTAACTGGTGGGATGGTAATGGTCAACGTGCTCTGGCTAACAATAGTGCAGTGTACGATGTCAAGCCTGATGTTGGTCAATTCATGCGTGAGTGGAGTAGCATTTATGAGAGTCATTCGGGAGAGCGCGGAATCTTTAATCGCTATGCTTCAGAACTTCAAGCAGGCAAGAATGGACGCCGCAAGATCGGTCAAGAATGGGGTACTAATCCTTGCTCTGAGATTATCCTCCGTCCTTATCAATTTTGTAATCTATCCTCTGTTATTGTTCGTAGCGATGATACTGTGGAGCGACTACGTGATAAGATTGCTATGGCAACGATTCTGGGGACTTTTCAATCGACAATGACTCACTTCCCGTACCTGCGTAAGGTGTGGCAGACAAACACTGAAGAAGAGCGTTTGTTGGGTGTGTCTATGACTGGTATCTTGGATAACAAGTTGTTGAATAACCCTGATGATGCTGCTTTGCCTGCTCTGTTGGAGGACTTGAAGAATGTTGCTATTGGTGTTAACGCTGAGTACGCTGATGCTATTGGTATCAACCGTAGTGCAGCTATTACCGCTATTAAGCCGGAAGGCACTGTCAGCCAGCTTTCAAGCACTGCTAGTGGCATTCACCCTCAGCATTCCCAGTATTTCATTCGTCGGGTACGTAGTGACAACAAAGATCCTTTGACGGACTTCCTCAAAGCTCAAGGTTTCCCATCGGAGCCTTGCTTTATGAAGCCTGAGAGCACAACAGTGTTTAGCTTCCCTATGAAAGTTGCTGAAGGTGCTGTGTTGCGTGAGGACTTGGATGCTATTACGCACTTGCGTCTGTGGTTGACATATCAGCGACATTACTGTGAGCATAAGCCATCGGTAACTATCTCTGTTCTTGAGCACGAATGGCCTAAGGTTGGTGCATGGTGTTGGGAGAACTTTGATGAGATCACAGGTGTGAGCTTCCTACCTATGGACGGCGGTACATATCGACAGGCTCCTTATGAGTCCTTTGACGAGAAAGGTTACAATGAAATGTTGGCTATCATGCCTAAGGGTATTGATTGGGACAAATTCATTGAGAACACTGACAACGTAGAAGGTGCTCAGACGTTGGCTTGTGCCGCAGGCGGGTGTGAGATCTGATTATGAAAAGAGTCTACACTAAGGATAACTGTCCAGCGTGTGTGACTCTGAAGGCCTCCCTAGTTAAGTCTGGGGAGGCTTTTCAAGAAGTCAAGATCGGTAGGGACATCACACGAGAAGAGTTTATGAGTAAATTTCCAACTGTACGGACTGTGCCGTATGTCGAGGACGATGATAAATAACAAAAAGGTTATGATTGCTATGCGGGTAGTCGAGATGATTACTTGCATTCACATTATGGCAGGCATTTGGCGACACTGGTGAATCAAGGAGGATTTGTTGACTACAGTACCTAACAAAAAAGAGACTGCAAAAGAGAAGCAGTCAAACAGCTTGAAGTTGAAGCTTGATGACATGACAGTCATTAGGCCTAAGACAGACAAACAGAAAGAGTTCTTTGAGGCTTATCAGCGTGGTGATTACTTCATGGCTTTGCACGGAGTAGCTGGCACAGGTAAGACATACATTGCATTGTACAAGGCCTTAGAAGAGGTCATGGATCGTAACAATCCCTTTAACAAGGTGACTATTATCCGTAGCAGTGTTCAAAGTCGTGATATGGGTTTCCTACCGGGAGATGTTGATGAAAAGATGGATGTCTATGTCCAGCCTTACCGACAGATTTGCTCAGACTTGTTTAAGCGAAAGGATGCTTGGGATCGGCTGGTGGAACAGGGACACATTGAGTTTGTGTCTACAAGTTTCATTCGTGGTACTACCTTCATGCACAGTGTCTTGATCGTAGACGAAATGCAGAACATGAACTTCGAGGAACTGGACACAATCATTACTCGTGTGGGTGATAAGTCAAAGATTATCTTCTGTGGTGATTATCGACAGACTGACCTACGTAAGAAAGATGATAAGTCAGGTATCTTAAAGTTCCTTGATATTGCCAACAAGATGAAAGAGTTCTCTCGGTTTGAGTTCGGCATTGACGATATTGTCCGCAGCTCACTGGTCAAGAACTACATCATTGCTAAGACTTTCTATGAGGATGGTAACAATGGGTAAAGCAGCAGAAGAAGATATTGTAATGATGATGGGACAACAGCAGCAACAGAACGGCTTGATCCGTACAATCCAACAGAACTTCAATGCTCATATCATCTTCATTGATGATGACATTGGAGATCCACCGATGTATAGGGATGTCATTCATTGTCTAGCTACTTGTAGTGAGAATGATACGGTTAACTTTTTAATCAACTCAAATGGAGGTCGTACAGACTCTATCTGGCAGATTATTGAGGCCATGAAAGGATGTAAAGGCGATGTGGCTGCTACGGTTATTGGGTCAGCTTACAGTGCTGCTTCTATGTTGGCTTGCATGGCTACTGAGTGTTACATTGCTGACAGTGCAGAATTTATGTTGCACACTGCTCATTACGGTAGCATCGGCACTGTTCCGAATGTCAAAGGACAAACAGACTTCGCAACAAAGCAAGTCAACAAACTCCTAGACATTTGCTATGCAGGCTTCTTGACTCCCAAGGAATTGGAAGAGTTGAAGAATGGTAGAGAGTGGTGGTTCAATGCTGATGAAGCCCGTGAGAGGATGCTAAAACGGCAGTTGTATCTCTTGAAGGAATCTACTCGTAGACCTCCTCGATCTAAAGTAAAGAAAGCATAAAAAAAGCCCCGACAGAGGAGACTCTGAAGGGGCTTACTTATTTGTATAATTACTTAGGCGCGTTATAATTATGAAACATAGCTAAGAAGGCAGCGATAGTACCGCCTATCCACAGCATTGGCTTGGCTACTTTGGCTAACCACTCAAGCACCATAAAAGCACCGGAGGCAGCTTTGAAGGCAGCTACAACATCTTCTGTGTCTTTAGCTACCTTATCTACCTTAGCTTCTACTTTGCACAATCTTTCATAGATCTCTGCGTGTGATATATCCTCAGTTGCCATCTTCATCATCCTTATCATTCTTAAATGAACTCAGGAATAGTTCCTTCTCGGCTACCCTGCGTTTAACAAGTCCGGGGAGAACTACACCGCCTCCTTTGACCCAAACCATGAAAGCTTCAGCAGCACCTTCCCAGTCCTTACGCAGGATCTTTTGTCGGATAGTGCTACGTTGGAAGTTACCTAGTCCAGCATTAAAGGCAAATGAGACACAAGCGTCAAATGCACCTTGATGACCAGCAAGATTGGGAGCAAGTCTAAGAACACCAGACTCAAAGCTTCGGACACTCTTTGCGAATAATTCTTCAATTTCATCCTTACTCCATACTCGATTATGCTCAGGCTTTAAAGGATACTCTTTACGGATCATCCCAGTATAACCTTCCTTACGAATGACAGGAAGTCTGATCTGATCCTGATAGAGCACTTCACCGTATCCGATAGTCCAGATATGAGCAGGACACAGATACGGCTTAGTTCTAAATCCTTCAAAGCGGTGCATAAGATCAGCACCAACTTTGCTTAGTTTCATTTCTTAGCCCATCCACGGCTACCAAACCAGAAACCAATGATACCACCTAACATAGACATCTCATCAGCACTGAAGATGATGTCAGAATAGGCAATAACGTCTGCAACTGAGTTAATCAGGCCGGGATGCTTAAAGAGATAATATGTCAAGAAGAGGTTAATTAATACCAATTCAATGACGAAGATATAAGTTACTGTAGGACGAACAGTGCCGACATAGCTCGATACCCAACTAGCTGCCTTAGCCAGAACAGCCTTGTCATGCTCCTGAGCACCCACGGTCATCTTAGCCTCAGCCTCAGCCATTTGAGCGTTGGTCTGCATAGCTACCTGCTCAGTACGGATCTCTTCAATCTTAGCTTGAGCAGCAAAACCTTGAGCAGCCAATGCAAGCTCCTTCTCAGCTTGAACCTTAGCCAGCTCACGCTCATGCTTTTGGTCTGCCTTGTTCTGAAAGTAGTTAAGTAGGTTAGGTAGACCCGAGATGAGCAGGCCACCTAATGTTGAAATAAGCGATAACATTTTATTACATTCTTTCTTTTAAGAGATAGATAGCCATAAGCACTAAGACACCTACACCGGATGCTCCGATAAGAGCTACTAATATGCCAACAACAGAGTTATACAAAAGTTCCTGTCTGCGGATAGCTTTCAGTTCCTCTTGTTTATTCTCTTCATCCTGTTCACGTTTCTTTTGAGCCTGATACTTGAGCCAGTCTTCCCATAGACCAGCTCTTCCTTGGTATATCATTAGCTGCTTGAGTTGTTTTTCTTGTTTCCTGAGACTCTCTAAAGCCCAGAACTCTTCGCTATTGCTTCCTTTGTTACCAGCCTTCTTGGATAGTTTAGTACGGAGACCAAAGTATTCCCCAAGCTTGGAACCAGCGGCAACTAAGTCACCGCCGTTGTTTACGGCCTCTTTGATAACAGCAAAAGCAGCGTTGGCGGCGGCTAGTTCTGCTAACATCCTTATTGTCCTGCTTCTGCCTGAGTAGCTCTATTGTAGGCCTCTAAAACATTAACCGCAGTAATGCTACCTTCACGTGCTGATCGTTTAGTTAGTTCATCACCAATTCTACGAGCAACGTCGGGGCGGCTACGCATCAAAGAGTTCATGACTCGAAGACCAGATTCAGAATACATAGCAGGGGCAATAATAGCCAAAGCAGGCGCTGAAGCAGCACTAGACAAAAGACCAGCCATGCCTGCGAGGTTGTATGCCTGACGACCTGTCAAGTTATACCCCGGAGCTTCTTCCATGACTTCAACAGCAGCCCCAGATACTTCTTGGTTCCGAGCACGTCCAGCAGCAAACTGACGCTTACGTTTTGTCACGTCACCAGCTTTAACAGCAGCTTGATATTGTTTAGGAGTAAAGACACCGTTCATTGTATTGGTACGTTGAGCAGCATCCTCCATGACAGCAATATCTGAATATGCGCTATCAATGCGACGAAGACGAGGAGTTTCTTTTGGATTCTGTTTACGCAAACCTGTACGCAAAGAATCTAAAGAACCTCTTAAAGCATTCGCCACGTCCTGATCGCTAACAGAACCTTTATTCAACTGGTTGATACGAATACGTAGATCAGATTCAATCTTTTTAAAAGTTTGTCCATCAATCTCGCCATTTTGTGGTAAACGATCAAAGACACGGGCTTTTAATTCATCTTGTACTCGAACTCTATCCGCCGAAGCAGTAGGAAGTCTTGAGGCTTTGAGCATTCCAGAATACGTGCCAAAGTCAAGTTTAAAGTTTACTTTAGACAGAACATCGTCATAAGCAGCATCAACAGAATCTTGAGCAAATGCAACAGCATCACGACCAATAACATCTTCCGGTAGTTTCTGGCCTAGTTTATCAAGAGCCTTATTGATAACGCCTTTGTTAAAAGAGAACAATGTACGCTCTTTAGCGTTAGCGATGTTTTGACCAATCAAAGGAATGTTAGCTGCAAAAGTTTCAATGTCCTTAGCCTGTCCGCCAGCCATCTGACCGGGAGTCAGTTGAACGCCAAGCTCACGCATTGTCTGTTCTGCTTTGCTTGTCAAAGGATTTAAAACTTTACCTACTGCTTTGGTAGCGCCTGAACCAACAACACCAAAAGCAGCCCCGCCTCCAGTTTGAACAGCTTTCTGACCTGTAAATGATTCACCCTCTTGGGTAACAACAGGCTGTAAAGCACCCGCTGTAGCACCTGCTGTCAAGGCTCTCGTCACAGGCGCGGCTCCGAAGCCCCCAAGTAAAGTAGTAGGGTTAATAATGTTACCAGCTAATCGGCCCACATCAAAGCCTGCATCGCCCTGCGCTTTACGCTGAGATTCATAAGCTTCTTGTTCACGGCGCACAATTTCATCGACACGCTGCGCTTCTGAGCCAAAGAATCGACTTACAGGGTTAGGAGCTAAGCCGCCTAAAGAGGTTACAGTTTCTAAACCACGAGGAAGAAGCTGAGCACCCCCACTAATAGGGTCTTTTAAACCCATTAGAAATGACGACGAGATAGGAGCTTGAGCAGGAGCAGACATTCCTTGAATAGCCTGAGCTATTTGAGCGTCTGTCATTCCATCAGGAAACTCAATAGTCTCGTCACCTACTTGGATATATTGCGGCATTATTGTCCTCCAATTACCTCAAACTGACCTGTAGAAAGATTAAACCTGCGAGTTGCTCTGGGTGTCGCTCCTTGCTGTGGCAGTGCGCCTACAGGCAAAGGCTTACCTTCTACAATAGCTTGCTGTTGTGTCTCTAAACGCTTAACACCTGCTTGAATCTTTCTTTCAGCAGCAGTGAGAATACGTTTAATGGCTGCCGGTTCAAGGGTTGTTTCGCCCGCAAGAACTGAGCGCAGATATTTAAGTTCTTCCACCGAGTCGTTACCGCCAAAGTCTTGCAGACGAGGAATAACCACGTTACCAATAAGAGAACGGAACTCTTCAGTGTTCACTAATCGGTTCTTATTGCCAATCACACCGCCGCTGTACTTAGCCATAGCCTCTTGCATTGGGCCGTAACCGCCAGCATAAATACCACGATCAACAACATCAAGAGCTTCTTTCAACGAAGTCAGGGCGTCATACTTACCTTGAACTTCAGCAGACTGTTTACCAACAGCAGTTCCGCCAGCAGCGCCTGCCTTTTCAGATTGTTGCTTACTAATTGCGCTAAGTGTCGGGGTTAATCCAGCAGCAATTTCTTCGCCAAGGGATTTACCAGTTGTAAGTTTCTTAATCTTATCGTTGTATGCTTTAATTTCAGAAGCATTCTTAACTGGATCGAGAGCATCACGTTCTGCGATAAGCTTACCTAATTCTGACGCGCCTCTAGCAGTTTCTTTAGTTGTCAAACGCACAAGCTGATCTCTTTCAGCCTTAACGCGAGCTAACGAAGCAGTATCTCCAGAAGCCTCTAATTCAGGAATAGCAGCTTCTAAGGCAGCAATTCGTTGAGCAGTTTGAATGTCTGCTGGAATTGCTTGTTGACGCTCACGGCCTGCTGCGGCTCGTCGCTGTGCTGTCAGGGCTGCTGATTCTTCAACAGACATAGCACGCTGTGCAAGAGAAGTAGCAGCTTGGAAGTCATTAGCTTCCATAGCTCGTTGAGCAGCTTGACGCAAGGCCATAGGATCTGCAATGTCTAAACCCTGAAGCAACTCTTGACGCTGACGTACACGCATCAGCTCAGGGTCTTGAGCACCCAACAAACCACCAACTGCGTTACCAAGCTGATTAGTAGCCATGAAACCACTAAACCTAGCCTGTTGGAGTGGGTCTAACTGAGCAACGCGCAAAGCCTGTGCCTGTGTTTGACGATCCCTTTCAGCCATCAAAGACTCAGGAGTTATACCAAATAAACCTTCAGCTACAGTAGCCATATATTACTCCCAAGATTGTGTACCAAAAGCGTAGGCAGTAGGATCAGGCGTAAAAGTCCCGCTAGAGCCTCTCAAACCTGACAACCAGTTGCCAGCACCAGTAGTGAATTGACGATTACCAGCTAAGTCAGCTAAGAAGTTACCTGTTGCACTGAAGGACTGAGCTGGTTGTAATGTACGAGCAGCGTTTGTACCGCCTTGTAACAAAGCCTGACCTGCTGTGCCGCCTGCCGAAGCAGCACGACCACCCAGAGCAGAACCAATGTCTAACGGAGCACGTCCGAGGTCTTCCAGTGTAGAAGCCAAGCCAAGCTGTGTTTGCAATGGAGCATAGCCACCAGAAGCCAACTGTAAGCCTGTACTAAACAAGCCAGTACCTGTTTGCAGATTAGACAACATACGTTGACGTGCAATCTCTTCAGCTTGCTGCTGTGCGGACAGTGCAGTACCTGCTTGACCTGCTGCAAATGTACCCAGACGAAGTGCATTCTCAAGTTGCTGTTGACCAGACTGAGTACCTGCGCCATAAGCACTTGAAAGAAGACCTGTACCAAACTGAGCACGTGAAAGTGCATTAGACAAACCTTGCTGCTGAGAACCTGTCAAGGCATTCAAACCAGTAGTTCCGAGCTGAGAGGCCAATCCAATATCACTACGGATATTAGCACGAGCACGCTCTTCAGCACCTGCTGTAATAGCACGTTCCTGCTGAGCCAGTGAATTGTAGTAAGCTTGTAGTTCAGGGTTAGCAGCAGCTAAGTCACCACCTTGAGAAACAGCTAAGCCAGCACGGCCTGTATTGAACAGATTCTGTCGAATACCTGACAGAGTACGTTCACGTTCAGGTTGCAACAAAGCACGTTGTTGTTCTGCATATCGAGAAGCAGCTTCCTGTGTGTCTAAACTGGTAGGAATCAACTGAGAAGCTGTACCTGAAAGCTGTTGATAAAGAGCCTGAGCCTCTGGTGTAGCCATAGCATCAAAACCAGCAGGAAGGGCTTGACCAGCTAAGCCTTGCAGTTGAGCAGCGTATGCCTGAGCTTCTTGAGTAGGGGCAGCATTGAAGCCAGCCGGAGCAGCCATAGATGCCTGTCTACGCAAGAAGTCAACGTATCCCATAGACTCAGGAGAAGCTTCAAAAGCAGTTGAAGTAGGCAGGAACTGTTGACCTAAACCAAACAAACCTTGAGCCTGCTGCTGTGCTTGAGTCGATAAACCTTCTTGACCAGCTTGAGACAGTAAACGATTTTGAATAGCCGCTAATTCAGGATCTACGGTGTAGCCTGCACCAGTTAACCGACCTTCGCGTGAAACTCTTGTCTGATAATCAGATAAAGCTTTATTGTATTCTTCTTGAGTATCAAAAGAACTACGCTGAGGAGCAGAAACTCCGGGGATGCCGAACTGAAAGTTAGAAGTACCGAATCGAGTAGTGACACCTACAGGACGGAAACGAGCTTCTTCAGCGGCAATTCGAGCAGCTTCTAACTGAGCATTAGCGGATGTCTGAGCAGCTTGAGTAGCAGCTTTAGCTTGTCGATTAGAACCTAATAAGCCAATACCCGCTCCAATAATAGCACCAATAGGCATATTAAGCCCCTTCCTTTATCAAAACACTATCAATTTTATTCATATCTGTCTCAAATGTGTGATGGATACAAAACCATGTAGAATCTTCTATAGCCATGATAGTATGGTTGATGCCTTTTCTGATGTTAATACAAGCAGGGGCTTCATATACTTCAAACTTATCTTCGTCAAACAATACTCTAACCTTTCCCTGAGCTAACACACTGAGATGGTCATATTCATGTTTATGCTGACAAGCAATACTTCCTTTAGGGATAGACATCTGTTTGGCGTATAAGCCATCAGAGAAATGGTGTAGAGTATCTATGTTCATGGTTACGCCATCGCTTCAAGCTAAAGACTGTGAAGGTGGTGCGTATTCGGCAATCTCACCATAAACACCCGCTACAAGATCAGCAAAAATGGACCGACCATGTGCTTCAAAGTCGTCTTGACTTGCAGTAAACGGTAAAACTTCATCTCCAAACTGAGAGGTGGTGATTTCGCAGTCAATCAAGGTTTTATCTGCGTTTGCCCATCGTGGATTGGACAAAGATGTAAGAACTGATTTCATTTTTGTCCTCTTAAGAAATACGGAGATATAGAGATGCTCTAGTATTAAAGTTGGACCCCATGATCCGCCAAGTACCGCTGAGCGCACCCCCGGAAACCCACACAGAGTCGGAATTAACCCCTGCAGCCTCAAGCGACGATCCAGCCACTGTGTCGCCGGGGTTCAAAGTACCCGCATATCGAGCAAAAATGTAAGTACCGACGGTACCCACAGAAGCCCCGGCAGTCGCGGCTAATACGTTCGCAGTTGTTGGGCTTACTGCAGCAGTTGTCTGTGTAGTTCCATCGTTAAAACGTACACCATTACTGAAAGTCTTGGTTCCGCCAACAGTCTGATTTCCGGAAGTAACAACAACATCAGAACCCAGTTTAGTGCCAGTAGCAGCTCCGTTAGCTAACTTAGCAGAAGTCACGTTAGAGTCTGCAATCTTTGCAGTGGTGACATTGGAGTCGGCAATCTTTGCTGTGGTTACGGCTGAGTCTTCAATCTGAGCTGTGGATACGGTATGGGCATCAATAGTATTTTGAACAAAAGCCGTAGTAGCTACTTGAGTAGTATTAGTACCTGTAGAAGCTGTGGGAGCTGTAGGAGTTCCAGTAATTGAAGGACTGCTGATACTTGGACTGGTTAAAGTCTTGTTTGTCAGAGTAGCTGTAGCAGTGCGCTCATTAGTTACCGCAGTTCCCACAAAAGCCGTTGTTGCTACTTGAGTAGTATTAGTACCTGCATCAGCCGTAGGGGCTGTCGGCGTACCAGTCAGTGCGGGGCTGGTTAAGCTTTTATTTGTCAGTGTTGCAGTGTTTGTACGCTCAGCAATAACAAAAGCAGTAGTAGCTACCTGAGTAGTGTTAGTGCCTGTGTCAGCCGTAGGAGCTGTGGGAGTACCTGTCAAAGCAGGACTGGTTAAGCTCTTGTTGGTTAAAGTAGCTGTAGCAGTACGCTCGTTGGTGATCGCAGTCCCTACAAAGGCAGTAGTCGCTACAAGAGTGGTGCTATTACCAGAGGCAGCAGTGGGGGCTGTAGGAGATCCTGTCAAAGCAGGACTATTTAAATCAGCCTTGGTAGCCACTGCTGTGGCGATGTTGTTAAATTCAGCATCAATCTCAGTACCTTTGACAATCTTTAAAGGATTGCCAATAGACAACGAATCTTTACTGGCAAAGTTAGTGCTTTTTACGTAGTCCGTCATGATTAAACGATCTTTCCATTTTTAGCTTGAATTTCAAGTTTCTGTATACTCAGAGCCGAGCCATTAATCTCAGCCTCATACCCTGTTTGAATAACCTTGCCAGCACCTGTCGGATAAGCTGTTAAAGTCTGCAAGGAAGTTCCTCCAAAGTATTGTGCTATATTATACTCCGAAACTCCGTAATAGTCAACCCCTTGAGAAGGAATTTTTGCAGTTTGACCGTAATAATTACCTGAGAAGTCATACGCCCACTTTACCGTAACATATTGGTCTGAACCACCAATGATAACCACCGATAACTTCTTTAAGACAGACGTTACCGAAGGAGCGCCTAAATCAGTATGGTTGGTAAAGTATTGAAAGCGATAAGATTCTGTATTGTCTAGGTATCCTGTGTATTCAGCAATAAAACCTGCTTTACCTAATAACAATTCTTTGTTGACGTTATCATAGCAAAAGCTTTTAGGTTCAAGACTGTCCCAAGTTGTTACCCTAGACGACCCATCCTGTAATGTAGCCTTAAGGTCAAAGCAGTACACAGATTTAAGCGTAGGAAGAGTAATCAAGTAGAATGAATCAAAAGGACTGTAAACAGCTTTGATTGTAGAAGCTACTTCACCTGCAACAGCAGACATAAGATCATCTCTTACGTTCTTGCTCAAATCACGGAAAGGTGCTGACTTCTCTTGGATAGTCCTCAGAACACTTCTTACTCCTGTGTCGGAGAGGAAGATAATGTCTGATCCTGTGTTAGCCACAGAGTCCCTTGCAATGCATCCAATACCAGTAATTGCGTCAGATAATACGAGATTAGAGGGATCATTAGCGTTGGCATAGACAAGGATGTTATTACGACCAAAGATAAACAAGAAGTTATTGTGAGCAGCGACTGCAGTGATGTTGTCTGCACCGTTAGGCCAGTATTGGGTAACATCTAAGAAACCTGATGTACCACCTGACCATTTCACACCAGACAACAAGTCAGAGAAGTAAACTGTATCTTTGTTTGTGGTTGAGTTAGCTACCCATAAACGACCAAAGGCTGCTAAAGCACAGTCACCTGCCAATACAGTTCCACTGTAACCAGCGTGCTCAGACACCCTACGATACTGTGTGGTGCTTACAGCAGGATCATAAACCAATGGATCATGTCCGCTTTGGAACAGATATAAGATACCATTTAAAGAAGCTGACTGCCAGTTACTGGCTGAGATAGTCGGAGCAGTTCCACCGCCACCGTAGGTCAACTCAGATAATGTACTACCGTTAAGTCTGAATAATTTATTGTTGCCTGCTGCTATGGTATATTGGATACCTGCCTCAGTCAATAACTGAGAGATCATCCGTACATCAGCAGTACCTAAAGCCTCTAAAGTAGAGTGTTTAGCTTGCCAGCCTTTACGAGCACCAATACGACCATATTTGTCGATCACACAGTTGTTTGCCACCAGAGCAAAGCCAGAGGCTAAGTCCAGTGACGAGTCCTGAGTGTTCAATCCAAAGAAGCCCGGAGCTGTAATACTGAATGTTTGAATTTGTTGGGCCATAGCTTACACAGCCTCCCAAGTCTCTTCCTCGATAAAGCGAGAACTCTCTACCGCAATAGCGTCAGCCAAGGCAGAACGATACAGGCCGTAGGCTTCAGAGCTATTCAAGCCACCATCCTCACCACGCTCCACCAATGCACGAGCCAAAGCACCTAACACCACAGGATTCTTAGGAGTCAAGAGTGTGTCTGAATCAGCAGATAACTCGGGCTGAGGAATATACAAGTTAAAGTATAAAGTCAAACCTGCTGGAGGGATAGGATAAAAGTCTACTTTAGTGTCACCATCAGTATCTACACCGTTAAAGTTGTAGTACATAGGAGGCGCTGTCTGAGGCTCATCCAACAGATAACGTGACATCAAAGGTGTAGTGATGTTACGAAGAGTTACTTTACTGGTGATGTCTTGAGCATCAATGACTTTGAACATCAAACCAGAGCCATTGAGCACATAGCCGTAAGTGTCAGCAAGAGTTTCAATAACTAAAGTATCTGTCAAAGAGTTCCAGTTATAAGCATCCTCTACTTGTCTTTTAGAGTCATTAACCAACTTACCGATAAGCTTGGATAATACATTCTCTTGGACAGTAGTTACTTCAGGTTCACGTAAGCGAACAAGAATATCATTAACCAATTCTAAGTAAGTAGGCAAAGCCATCTTAAATTCCTTCTTTCTTAATTAACTCAAAGGTGCAGATAGTGCTAAAGGAGCTACCAGCTTCATCTTGCATGACGATAGTGTCGCCTTCTTCCATGACAACATAAGCCCCACCGTCTTGCCTCACAAAACCACCGCCTGCAATAGTACCATTATGTACGTAGATGTTAGCAGAAGCACTGGAGTCTCTCCAATACACAGAAATACTTTTAGTGGATCCTGTGTTATTGAATAGATACATCAGTACCCATTTAGCGTAGTAGCCAGTGGGTACTGTGTATACTGTGACAGGAGTTCCAGCAGCTAGGTTTACACCTACCGTTATAGGACGAGGAGCTGAAGCCATATTTACTTAGCCTTTTTCTTCTTGTCTTTATTCTTCTTGGTGCGCTCACCACGCTCAGGCTTAGACCTACCTACGCTGCCGCTGGCTTCAGAGAGAGCAATAGCAATAGCTTGTTTTTGTGGCTTACCTTCTTTGACCATCATGGAGATGTTCTCAGAAACTGTCTTATCAGACTTTCCTTTTTTGAGTGGCATATTAATTACTCCAAGGTGTACCAGTTGCAACTTTAGGAGCCTTCTGTTCTGCAATGTTCGCAGCCAGAGCAGCGTCAACAGCAGCAACACCATCAGCACCCAATGAGCCTTTGACCCACTCAACCACAGCAGCCTCTGTCAGTTCGGCATAAGGCACGTAGTTGATACCGTCTTCTTTGGTGAAGCTGACAGTGGAGTAAGTTGAGGCAGTGAAGTCACCGTCTGCTTGTGATGCAGTCCAATGGACGCAGAAAATAAAGCCATCGGTGGTGTTGCGGTCAGTGTTTGAGATTTTCCAGATAGTCATGGTTGTCCTTTCAGTGCGGCGAGTTCAGCTTTGGTGGCGTCGAGGTCGGCTTTGAGTTCTTGGATGGCTTTGACCAGAGTGGGCAGAATGTCGCCCATCTTTAGTGACTTTTTGGTTGTGTCTGCACTGTATTGATAGTCATACACAAGTTCAGGAAGAACCTGCTCAACTTCTTGAGCAATGAAGCCTGCCACATTTTTTTGCTCAAGCTGTGTTTCTTCTTTCCAGTCAAAGCGCCTTGGCTTGAGGGCCATCACTTCAGACAAACCAGTTTCCAGATCGCGGATGTTCTCTTTCAGGCTTTGGTCTGAAATCGCCGTAATGCTTGTGCTGGTCGCGTTGATCTGCCCTGAGTAGCTGACAAAGAATCGGAATGCATTAGCCGTTGTGGAGTAGATCGACAGTCCAGTCGCGCCGGAACTGTTTGCGCCTCCAATGCTTACGCGAGTTACGTTACTGCCGTCCTCCTCAACCAAAAAGCCGTTTGATGTGTTGCCACCTGTCGGGTTGCGCACTCGGAAGTTACCGCCGGAGTCGATACGGGCGCGTTCGGTGGGTGTGCCGTTTGCGTCAGACAAAAAAGCCAAGAACGAGTTGTAGGCAAATTGCGTTTGCCCAGCGCCATCACGAACATTGCGCCAGTAGGAACGAACCGCCCCGTTGTCTGCCAACTGAATCTGCGAAAAATTCGAGGAACTGACTCCGGAATTGGCGGTGCTCACGCGCAAAGACACGGAAGCCTCAGTGCCGCTTACTTCTGTGCGAACCGCAGGAGAAGTCGTTCCCACCCCCAAATTCCCACTCGCATCCAGCGTCATCGCCTGAGTAGAACTCATTACAGTTCCAGCAGTTCCAGATGGCGCTTGGATAAACTGGAACGTCCCATTGAAAAAAGATATTCTCGAAGAAGGGGCATTCGTAATATAACGAGAGCCGCCGCTTTGGTAGTAGTTTGCGCCAATAGAGAAATCCTGACCTGCAAAAGTCAGTGTTGGCAGTTGCATGTTTCCTGATGTACTCCAAGCACTCGGAGTAACCCCCAAGCCGAGGTTGCCTGCAAGACTTAGCGTTAGTTGGTCAAGCCCGTTGTTGCCAAATCTCAAAGAAGCGCCACTGAACGCACTCATGTTTGCGAGACGCAGGGTATCGGCAGTTTGGTCGTAAGTCAGACGCCCCAGCGTATCGGTAGCAGAAGCGTTTTGAACAGACAGCATGACCTGCTCACTGACCGAAGAGGGCAATTTCAACGTGAGCCGACCATTAAGCGTCGATGCGCCAATACCCAGACCTGTGCTGGTCAGGCGCATTTGTTCGGAGGCTCCGAGATAGAACGAGATGGGTAAGACTGCTCCAGTTCCTTCTGCGCCGGAGGTCAGCCGAACATCTGATGTTCCAATCACAGCAAGGTCGAATCCAGAGTAATTTGCTGTGTCTGTCGAGTTTCTGCCATTAACAGCGGCAATGTTTCCTGTGCCGTTTGGATACAAGAACAGTCGGGTATTCCCGTTTGTTGCTGAGTTTTGGATTGCAAATCGAGTAGATTGCGCTCCATTCATATTCACAAGCAGGCGAGGCGCAGACGTTCCATTGAACGTCAAATTTTCCCCATCAAACGTCAGCGTAGACCCAGTGGTCAGGACTTTGGAGCCGTTGAGGTAGGCCACGCCGTTGGCTGTGCCAGCCGAGAGAACAGGATTGCTAGAGAACGTCTTAGTTCCTGCAATGGTTTGATCGCCAGTAGTGTAAACACCGTTGGTTACAGTGCCTGCATTGCCAGTAATAGAACCACTGATAGTAGACGTAAAGGTCTTAGTACCTCCAATAGTCTGATCGCCTGTCAGTTTAACAAGAGTATCAGGATCAATAGAAGCAGCAGAAGCAGCAGCAGCGGTGGCACTTGCAGCGGCTGCAGTGGCGCTAGAAGCTGCGTTAGTGGCACTAGTGGCTGCACTGGAGGCACTGTTAGAAGCGTTAGTTGCACTTGTAGCTGCACTAGAAGCTGAAGTTGCAGCAGCAGACGCACTAGAGGCAGCGTTAGTAGCTTGAGTGGTGGCTGTAGATGCGCTGTTAGAGGCACTTGTGGCACTGTTAGCAGCATTGGTTTCACTTGTAGCTGCGTTAGTGGCGCTAGTGGAGGCACTGGTAGCCGATGTAGATGCTGCCGATGCACTAGAAGATGCACTAGAGGCACTAGATGCGGCAGCAGTGGCGGATGTAGAGGCTGCACTGGCTGAAGTAGCTGCGCTGGAAGCCGAAGAAGAAGCATTGGATGCGCTAGTAGCAGCAGCAGAAGCACTCGATGCAGCATTAGTAGCTGCAGTCTCAGCGTTAGCTTCGGCAGTTTCAGCATTGGTTTCTGCTGTTTCTGCGTTAGTCTCAGCTAACTCAGCAGCAGTCTCAGCCGCAAGAGCAGCATCCCTTGCAGCGATAGTTTGATTCAAAAAATCCTGATAAAGCGTGGTATCTGCATCAGAGGTAGCAGAACCTGTACCACCGGGGCCGCGATATAACGTCATGGTTTACTTTCCTTCTTAGGGCGTCCTGCCCTTTTAATTTCAGGTTTTGTGTCTGCACTAACAGATTGTTCTAAAATCTCATACCATTCAGGATTAGATCTAAAACTATTAATATCTATTTCACGATAAACTTCAGCAATAGTCTGAGGACGATTACTATGTTTCATTTGGAAACGAACGTATTGACGTTGCATCAAATATCTCCTTTGTTAAAGGCTCCGTAGAGCACTTAAGAAAGGAGGGAGCCTCCTAAGAAGCCCCTTCCTTAACTAATCATCAGGCTGCCGAAGCGTCCACAACGATTGGCACTGCGCTGTAGTCACGCAGTTCAGACACACCGTACAAGGTGTCAGCGGTGAACAATGTGCCCAGCCACTCTTGCTTGTACTGAGTCTGCGAACGAATGCCCAACTGCTCAACCAGAACAGCCCAGTCGCGGTGGAACATCAGAGCCACACGGTCAGTGTTGGTGTTACCTGCTGCGGTGTCGCAGTTAGTAGACACATACACTTTAACGCCGTAGATGTCGCCGAACTCACCGTTCATCAGGGTAGAGCCGTTACCTTTGAAGGCTTGCTCAGTGAAACGGTTGATACCCAGCATCGAGTTACGAGCAACGGGAGGAACAACCAGCGAACGACCGTCCATAGGAACGTCTTGATCGTCCAACAACTGAATAGCGGCACGGATACCAGCGTCAGCGATGTTGGCAGCGTTAGACGAGCCAGAAGTGTAAGCCACGCCAGTAGAACCGATGATACCACCAGAGTAAGCGGTGTTAGAAGCGTTACCGCCACGAGCGCCACGACCCAGACGGATCAAGCTGGTGTCAACTTGACGACCCAGAGCGTGACCAGCGTCATCAGTGTAGAACTGACGCAGGCTGGACAGAGCTTGAGCTTCAGTGATGTCTTCGATCAGACGGCTGTACTCAAAATGGTTGTTGATGTTCACAACAACTTCGCCCTCAGTGGCAGCAATCAGGGTAACCTGAGTAGAGGCCGACTTAGCTGTAGCAACGCCACGGGTAGGCGATGGAATGTGAACGGTGTCACCTTTCTTACCTTTAAAGTTCATCTTCTTGACCAAATTGGCCATGACGAGGGACTTCTTGTAAGCCGCAACAATCTCATCACTCCAAATTTCTGGAATGAACGTTGCTGCGGTGGTGTTTGTGACGTGATCTGTACCTAAAGCCATAATATACTCCTATAATTTCAAATAAAAAAGATTACTTCACCCGACCTTCGGTGTATGCTCGCATAATTTCAGGTTGTAGCGATTCATAACGGTCAGGATCAGTCATTTTAAGACGGATTAAATCCGCACGACGATAAATTTTCTTTGTAGCTTCACCGGAACCACCTGTATCCACAGCAGCGGCCTTCATAGCTTGTGCTTTCTGTGTATCACCTGCGGTTTTAGTTGCGCTAGATCGTACTTGTTTGAGTTCTTTGTACGTAGAAAGAAGTTCATCAGCAGCTTCAAAGTCAAACTCGGCATCTGCCTTAGCGTAAAGCCCTAAACGCACCTTACTAGCCTTCACCCACTCTTGGAAACCAGCGTCATTGGCGATAGTTCCAAAATCAGGGTGCTTTGCAGCCAGTTGTTGTGCAGTTTTCATCTGCTTTAGCTCAAGCGCAGCCGCTTTAGCCTCTAATACTGCGGGATTATTCTCAATAGCACGTTGAACTGCTGTTTGAGGATTCTCAAAGAAATCAACTTCGGGCGTATTCTCAACGACTTCTGGCTTCTTATCAACTTCGAGTTGTCGTTTCAATAACTGGTCTGCTAAAGAGCGTACTTCGTGTACTTCCTGTGCCTGCCTACCAATCATCTTTTCAGCTTCTTGGTGCATCTTGACAATATCTTCAACAGATTTGCCTTTATATTTATCAGGAATTACCTTATCTACTACGCTATCTTGTTGCACTTGCTCTTGAGGTTGCTCTTGTCGAGTCTCTTGGCTAGTGTTTTGTTGGTCTTCAGCAGTGATGTCATCAGCTTCTGTAAACGAGTCTTGTTCAATAAATGCCATAATGTTGTTCTCCTGTCTCACCTAAGAGATTATAGGACTATAAAATACATAACTGCCTTAGCAGTTACCCTACTTTTTGTACAGATTACTCAGGAACAGCGTAACTCTTGCTACGCTCTTGCTTAAGTTTCTCAGTACGCTTACGTTCCCAAGCATCGTATGCTGTTGGATAGGCTCCGGAGACCCCTTCCAACTTCATCATTGGCTTAGAAACAATTCTGACTGCATCTTTACCGCACTCTTTACATTGAATGGTGCGTTCAGATTCATCAATATACGCCTCAGATAAGTGAGCGTCTGTACACAAAAACTCAAAGATTCTCCTCATTGAGGCTCTCCTTGTAATTGTTCAAAGACTTCTTCACAGGTCTTCTTGCGATTAAGCATCAAGTCTAAAATATCAAGCTGTCCTTGACGATAATAAAGTTTGTGAGCATCTTCGACAGTACGAATATTCTCAACTTGTTGCTTTAATTTCTCTAAATCCTCCATCAATAGCGCCCAACCTTGGGTAGCCATTGTGGAGAATGTTTCTTCGTAATATGTCTGAAGTTCCTTATCCATCTAGGGGGATCTCCTTTCTAATGTTATTTACTGCTGTGCTCTGTTAGACATTTGCATCATACTGATACGCTCATTGCTATCAATGTCCTTCTCTTTAAGCATCAACTCAGCTAACTTGACTCTACGTTCAAAGTCAGCAGTTTCGTTGTCCTCATTGAGGTTGTTAGACAAAGCAGCAATCACACGAGCACGTGCTTCTTCAGGTGCAATCTGAGCCTCAACCATAGCCTTTTGAGCTTCTGCTTGAGCCTTCTGAGCCTTGGCCTGTGTCTCTTGGATCTGCGCTTCAGCCAGAGCCATCTGCATGGCCTGCTGTTGTTGTTGCATCTGCTGTTGCTCAGGAGTAGGCTGATTCATCTGCTCTAAGGAAGCAATCAATTCTTGACGGTTAGTCAGAGAACTGTTCTGCATAATACCTTTGAGAATCAGAGGCAACACAGGAGTGTCTGGGCCTAATGTCTGTAACAAAGCAATGAACTGTTGCTGTTCAAACTCACGAGCCAAGATACCCAAAGTAGCGGTAGGCATGAAAGTCACATCTACAGCAGGGTAACGCTCAGGGTCAAACTGCATATAACGCCATGCAGCTTTGTTGATGAACGGGATCAGGAAGTCTTCTTGGAAGTTCATCAAGGTACGCTTGTACTTCTTAATGATACCTGCCATAGCCATCGACATACCACCTGCGCCAGCATCACGAGGAACGTTGGAAGGCATACCAGCCGAATCCACAGTACCTGTAGCCTGCAACAATAAACGCTCAAAGTTCTGAGCTGTCTGGATGTTTGTCTGATCTGTAGCACCAAACTTGAACGGCATCATGATCTGATTAGGATCACCGTTAGTCAGGAATGCTTTACCGGGACGAATCTCGAACTTAGCACCACGAGGCAAGCGAGTAGCATCCATAGCGATCATAGGAGCTGTTGTCAGAGCAACAGAGTCCATGTGAGCACGGAGCTGACCATCAATAGCCTTCTGCATATTGTAGGCCTTCTCAGCCGTACCGCGACCCCAGAAACGCCCGGGAACGGTATCGTCTTGGTAAGCCATCACAGGACGATCCTTCATCATGTAAGGATTCGCTTCAGCTTTGAGGATCTTGCTACCGTTGGCGATCACGATAATGGCTTCCACCAGCTCATCATAATCGTCAGCTAAAGAGTCTTCAGGGAAGAGATCAACTTCTTCCTCATCTTCCATCTCTTCTAAGTATTCCTTAGGAACCAAACCGTAGTAGGTCAACAGACGTACACGGTCATCTTGGAAAGATACAATCTCTTCTGTAGGCTCGATGTCATCATCAGGAGCATCAGTACCTAAATCAATCTTACGGTAGATACCTTTTTCCATGCCTTCCACGATCTTGTGAACAGACACGAACTTCTCAATGGCACATCCCATCGAATCATCCAAAGATGTAGCGTTAGGATCAATCAGGAAGTTCTTAGGGTTAACAGGTACTAACTTGACAGAGACACGCTCTTTCTCCTCTACACCGATAGCTGCAACACCCATTTCACCGGGGATAGCCTGTGTAGCTGGAGCGTATTCTTTCTCCATCTTGACGATAATCTCACCCACGCCTGTACCGTAGATCTCAGCCATCAACTCAATCTGGTCAACAGCCTTCTTAATCTTGTCACGGTTAAAGTCCTCCATCAGTTGAGCTTTGATAGCCTCAACGTCCAAGGGAGTACCGTTTACATCACGGATGTCATCTTCAATGTCAAACCATTCGCCTTGACCGAAGATAGCTTCCATGATCTCAGCATGGCGAGTCTCAATGGCTTGCTGAGTGGCAGGGGAGATGATCCTGCTTCGCTCAGAGTCACGGGTACGATCTTCAGGCGCCCATTGACCACGGAAGATACGCTCATACTCAAGCCACTTATCTAAGTAGTTCTGGTCACGGTAGTCGCGCCAGCGATCAGTATGTGATACGATCCACGCAGATAACTCTAAGTCATTTTCCGTAGGCTCGTAGAACTGATTTTGATCTTCTAATTCATTTTTTTCAGACATGTTTGTTACTCTTTTTTATGTTGTCCTCGGCAGGAACAACTTGAAGATTCCACGGAACATGCAGACCGCTTACATTTTCCCCTTGAAGAGGAATAATATGGTCAACATGCCATTTTTGATTGCTTTCTTTTGAGCGCATAGCTGCTACTTGATACAAACACTGCATATGTAAAAGCTCAAAAGAAGTTAACCACGTAGGTGTTCTTTTAAGTTTTGCTGCTTGGTACTTTCGAGTATTGGCGTTTACCTTACCTTTGTTTTTCTTTTGCCATCTTGCCGATGACAGTGCTTTGTTATTTTGTATCCATTCTTGATATTGTTGGCTATCTTGATATTGTTTACGTTTTTCATAAGCACAAATTTTACAATTACGGTTGCTAATTAACCGAGGAGCGATGTGTCCATTTTTACAAGGTAAACCTGTAAAGTACCACTTATCATCAATAGCCTGCTGTTTTATCGTAGATTTCATATTCGTCCTCTTCGTAATCCGGCAAGAAAGCAGATATTGAAAGTTGCTCAACGTAAGCTAAAGCATCAACCAAGTCATCATGTACCCCTTTGGTAGGAAACATAATCAGTTGATCCTTGAACTCTTCAAAGTCTTCATCCTCGTTAAGGATAATATGACCATGTTCAAACCTACCTTGCAAAGCCCAGACAACACGCTCAGTCTTCTTCTTATTACCGTGCGTCAGTGTCTGTATATGTGCAAAGGTATTGTATTGACGCATCATGTCCTGTAAGACACCCATCACAGCATTCATAGCTGTACCACGCTCAATACCAATCTGTATAGGTCGATACTCCTTGATGTTCTTTAAGATCCTCATGCAGGTTTCTTTGATGTCCCACCTGCCGTGCTCAATCTTATCGACATACCACTTGTTATCGTTACCTATCTTGACTACAGCCATAGCTGTTTCGTCTAGTCTCTTCTTGTTCTGTGAACCATCTGAGATGTTCTCAAAGCCTGCTAAGTCGATAGCAATGACGTAAGAGCCATCCTTGGGCAATGGACCGTCCTTGATCCACTCAGGCTTGAATACATCAGAGCCAGAGGTATCGAAGCTAGACAAGTATTCCTGCTTGAATGCAAAGGAACTTAAAGACCTCTTAGCAGCCTCAATCTCTTTCGGATCAATCGTCTCATTGTCCGCTGTGGTCTTGTGCCAACTCTTCCATTCGTCATCTTCACCACCTTGTCCAAGCTTAAAAGTATCGTAAAACCAATTACGACCTGAAGGGGTAGAGATGAATAGAGCACGGCCTTTCTTGTCCGACAAAGCAGCACGTAGAATTTTCTCCCATACGTCCTGCTTAATGAACGCACATTCGTCCAGAACAAGATAAACAAGAGAAACACCACGAAGACTGTCGGGGTTATCAGCACCTCGTACAAGGATCTTCCTCCCGTTGATAAGAGTAATCTCAAGGTTGTTAACGTGGCTGGACTTGATGACAGGCCTGCCAAGGTCATGTAACAAGTCCCAGATAATACTACGGGCCTGCCCAAGGGTAGGGGCTACGTACATGACGCTAGAGCCTTCTGGACAGTTTAAAGCCTCAATCAGGAGGGTAACAGCAGACAACCTAGACTTACCACAACGACGACCAGCAGCTACGACCTTGAAGCGGGTAGTGTCCTTAAAGACTTCTTGCTGCCACTTAAGTAGTTTAAAGTCAAGGGTTGTCATTGTAATCCCTTACTTCTACATCAGTTATGTCCTCTAAGGTCTCTACCGTAGGGCTAGACAAACCTGAGATATTGATACTGATCTGAGGTGTACCACCACCTGTCTTAGTAGCTTCAAACGCTGAGACAGGTACAATCCTATCTACAATCAACTTCCATGCAGCAGCTTGGTTCTTATGCTCATCGTTCAGAGCAGCATCATAAATAGCTTCTAAGACCTTGGCTGACTTAGGACTGTTTAGCATCCTAAGTTTATATTCGTTAATGATCGCAGCATCACCCTTAGGACGACCTACTGATCTAGATTCTTTAATCTCTTTTAAGTCAGACTTTGGAGGTCTGCCTTTCTTGTTACCTGATGGAGCTGTCATACGCAGACTCCTTGGAGTCGAGCATTGCGTAGAGGGTTCTTACTTGCGTTCGAAGTCATTGTAGTCTTTATCCTTCTAAGGGAGACATCTATGTTAAATTATTTAAAGTTTAATACACTAACGTGAAATACATCTTTATTGTAGTAGGATCTAAGATGAAATATATTTTATTGTTTATCATCTTAAGTTCCCTCTACGAGGAGTACGGATAGTGTGTCTTTACTGTCTGCTATGTAGTGGGGTCAGGCTACATAGACTTCATCTTGAGTCCTACATAGTTAAGTCGTTAATTTAACTAATACGTATATTATACCACACTTTTGAAGGTTTGTCAAGCTTTTTCTTCACTTTGTTACAACTTTTTTTATTTATTTTTCATGGTGTCTATAAAGTAGTACCTACGTATACATCTATGTTCCTTTAAAGTTCCCCTTTCAGGGTGTACGCTTTCCCTTGGTAGTTCTCTATATAGTTATAACTCATAACTTCTTTTGTATCAAGCACTTAGCAGTTACTCTGTAGGTCTAATCTGTCCCCAATTAATTATCTTAGTTTTACTCTTTTGTGTGCTCCAGAGGCTCCTGCAAAGATAAACTCTACAGCAACACCCCTCCCCCCCATGACTAAGTAGTCACAAAGTAACTGAGCAGTCACAATCTGTACACATTGTCGTCTAAGTGACTGTATAGTTACAATCTGTACTGAACTGTACAGTCATTGTATAGTCTGAGCAGTCACATTGTATACTGCCTAGTTACTGACTGTATAGTCACTGTATAGTCCAGTCGGTTACATTGTATACTGAGCAGTTACGTTTTACGTAGGCTAGTGTGAAGGGCGATGTAGGAGCCTATGACGTATACTTGACAGTCTATGTCAAATACTTGACAGTCACTATCCACACGTTATTCACAGCCTATAAAGTTATCCACAGTTGAGCAACTATCGTGCCAAGGTTATGCACAGGTTATCAGTCTTATATAAGAGTTGTGTTTGTGGACAAGTACCACTAGCAGTGTGGACAACTATTTCCAAGGGGTTAGCCTAGGCAGGGGTCAGACAGGCCTCCACGGGCCTATAAAGTGCCTTGCTGAGCTTGTTGCATAGATACAACACAATCAAGGAATTATTTTCAGTAGTTGTCACAAAGGTGACAGACACGGGGTCAGAGGCTGTCAAAATAGAGGCATCAGCAACCAACCAAGGAACCACCATGCAAGAACTCACATTCACCACCACACTGGACGATCAAGGCAAGCCTGACAGCTACTCAGTTGATGGCATAGTCACCCTCGAAGGCGAATCAGTGCCTGTCGGTTACTTCAGCACCGACTTCAACAAGGCCTTCGATGAATTGATGTATTGGATTCACTCTGTCGAATCTGACAGCAAGAACGCAGCCGTCAATGTCACATTCAAAAACACTCAGGAGTAATCACCATGAAATACAAACTGAATGTGGCCCGAGACGTGGACGTGGACGGCTGCGGCGATGATGTGGCATATATCCTGAACCTGCCTAAGGGCTTTAGATTCGATGACGATCTGGTACACGTCAGGGGCTTTGACACAATGAAGGAATTACGGCAGGCAGTCAAAACTGATATAATCCCCTGCACCTGCTCAGGCTGCACACAGTAACCATTTAACCGGAGAAACACCATGAAACATATTCTAGAATTTATCCTCTGCCTCGCGATCTTTGCAGGCTGGGGTATCATGCTTGCTTTGGGCGTGTAACCTAAGTGACAGTGCAGTGTGTAGTAGTGTGACAGACTACTATGCAGTGTAGCGTCAAACCAGTACACACACTCAGTGCCTGACTGTATCAGGTTTCAAATGGAGTCTATATCATGTCTGATCTCAAAGCCCACGTTCAATCAATCGCCGATAACCTTACCAACCCGCCAGAGGAGTGGAACGAAGGCCGGGATGTTGACTCAGAGGGTGAATTCTCAGCCTTTGACTATTTGCAGGATGCACTGGACATTGAATACATTGTTAACAGCAAAGGCGAATACTTAGGCGCTCGGGTGCTGGTGGCCTTTGGTGGGCCTAATATCTGGGTCAACACTCGCACAGGCACTGTAGAGGGTGCATGGTGGGGTGCGCGTTCAGAGGCATCATTCAAGGATAATTTGGGCCTTGATGAGGCTTTGTCTGAATTGTGGGCTTGCCGCTAAGGGGTGACACTATGCCAAGATATGAAGTACAATTCAAAACATCCGGCATAGTGGCCTTTAGCGCCACAGAGCGAGCAATCTGTCAACACTGGTATGATTGCAATAACTTCGGCCCTGAGATGCCCTATTGTGACCCTGAGACAGGGGAAATAGACCCTGAACGATGGGTTAAGGGTGAGTGCCTTGACTTGTTTACAATCAAGAGGATTAAATAGTTATGAATCATCACCAATTATGGCTTGACACCTTGAACATGGCCCAGCAACAAGGCAAACCCTTAGCCGAGGCGCTTAAAATGGCCGATAGTTGGCCCTTCCCTGTATTCCCTAATCCATTGGACACCGGGAACAAGTTACCTAAATTTAACCCTTCAAACCATGAGGATGCACCACTATGAGCGAAAGGAGCGAATGAACATGAAGGCACACATTTACACCATTGAGGATGAATACATGGGTATACCCTTAACAATCGAAGGGGAATTGATCGACTATGAAGACCATGAACCACCCTTCATTGTTATCCAAGATATATCATTCAAGGATAGACCACTGGAAATGTGGACACTAAACGAGCGATACATTGAACACCTGCGGAACAGGATATTTCAGACTTGGTGTAGTGAGGTGAACAATCATGCTTAAAACCATAAGTTTCTTTGTCTTTATCATTGCCTGCTACATGATCGGAGGACACATTGATGCATAGATGGCTCAGCAAGGCACTTAAACGGGCCATAGAGATGCTTTTACCGACTAACCAAGGGCTAGGTAGCCAAAGGAGTAAATAATGCGTTGTGGATGCTGTAATAAAAGACTGAGTGACTACGAGTCAACACTCAAACACGCCGAGACAGGACACTATCTGGACACCTGCATGGACTGTCTAAGCGAGATTGCCTACGATGTGCCCATGTTGGTGAAGGACAGGAAAGACCTTATCACAGAAGTGGACAATCAAGAGGAACTTGACAGCTTGAGCGACATGGAGTACAATAAGTACTCTAAAGACAACGATGAAGATAAAGATACTTAAATGTAAAGATATATTATAAGTATATTTATATATAACATCTATGTCTATGTACTGTATAGTGTCTATATAGTATATTATACATAGTTTGTCTAATTTGTCAAGTACGCTGAAAGTACTACATTTAAGGAGTAGATCTAATGTCAGAATCTGAACTTGAAGAAGGTCTCAAAGAAGCACACTATCACTGGGTGTTGTCTGAGGTTGTCGATCTCATGGAGGAATATGGACAACTTAAAGTGTTAATTGACATTACAGAACAACTACACAAAAGGGACATAAAAGAATGATTGTTGCTGTAATCATTGGTCTATTGACTTTAATCAAAATTTCATTGGGGTAAATTGATATGTTGTCTTTAAACATGACGCTTAATGACTGTCCTGTGACTATCTTGTTCAACTGGTACGGGGAAGAACCTGACTGGGAGAGCATGGAAGTAATCGCTTTGTTGCCTGTTCCAGAGCCTAATAAGGCTAAGTATTGGGTTACAATCAACGATGTATTGAGCGATGCTGATTGGGACAATATCAGGACTGAAATCTTTTGGAATCAGGACGACTTGATGCGTCAGAAGGAAGAAAATGAATATTAAAGATTATGCATTCAGTGGTAACGTCAGCACGGAACGTGCGCTGGACTTGGCGCTGGAGGCGCTGGAAGCACTGCACAAACACGGCGACATTGCTTGTGTAGTAACGCCAGAGCGTGAATTTCGTTTGCCGCAAGTCATCACCGCCATCAAGCAAGTCCGTTCAGTACCTGTGAAGGAGCCTGTGGCGTGGAAGAACGCGGCTATTCGACTAGGTGAAGAACTGTCCAGTGTTGGGCCTGCTGGCTACTACGACATGACCGCAGAGCAATGGCTTGATTGGGCAATGACTCAGCAGCCACGAGGCAAGAACTCATTACCCGCAGCACAGCGGCAATGGGTTGGGCTGACGGATGAGGAGCGCAACAAGATACGGTTCGACTACTTGGACTATGACGAACGTGCCCGAGCTACCGAAGCCAAACTCAAGGAGAAGAACAATGGATAAGCAAGACATAAATTGGACTCAGGCCACAGTGCCAGACAAAATTCTGTCCGTTGGAAACATCAAGCCCAACTACAACATCAGCTTTCACAACAACGGCAAAGAGGTAGGCAAGCTGGACTTCAACGGTTCTGCACTGGTGTTTACTGGTGACGCAGAGGAAAGCGCCAAGGTATTCTTTGATTGGATCGCACAGTCATTTGCAGGGCGGCTGGCGGAGGAGCGCAAGGCAGAGCGTGAGGCGTGTGTAAAGGCTGCTGACGATCAATGGGTGCGTAATCCGAATGTGTCGGGCGGTGATGCCATCCGAGCCAGAGGAGAAACCAAATGAGAGACACGATAGACATGGCCCGTGAGACCAAGATGCCCTACGACTTTGTAACTGGTGAGCCAATCTACCTTGAAAAGTTGAAAGCCTTTGAAGCCCTTGTCCGTGCTGATGAGCGAAGTGTAGAGCGTGAGGCTATAAAAGCCATTTGCAAGGCAGAACAAACGGAAGATTCGTCAGACCTTTGGAATGTGTGTTGTACCCACATCATTAATAAGATCAACGAAAGAAAAGCATGAACGAGATATTCTTTATTGTGTGTATTGTCGTTATTGGGTTTGCTCTTGCCGGGTTGATTTGGGATTTGTTTTTAGTTGCTTCTTTGCCCGTGATGGTGAAGGTTGACTGGGAACGTATTAACCAAGAAAAAATAAAGGCGTTGGATCGCCAACTTGAAGTCATTGCCGCCATCCGAGCAAGGGGGAACACATGACTTCTAAGTTTCTCCGTCACATAGCCTGTGAGCACTGTGGCAGCACAGACGGGAACTCGCTCTATGACGATGGACACACACACTGTTTTGTCTGTGGTAAGACAGAATTTGAACATGAACATGAAGAAAGATCAGTTATGAGAGACGCTGTAGCGCCTTCAGCTAAGCAGGTAGAG